TGATGCCGTATTTGTGCTACAAGGCGGAGATGAGATACAGGCGTATACCACAGGCGCAGGGGATGTAGAGTTCGTTGTGACCTTTGATTTATTAGAAGCCCCAACCACTTTTGTGAATTTCAATGGATCTTAACGTACAGCTATTGCCGTGGCAGCAGGAGGTCTGGAATGATCCGACTCGTTTTAAAGTTGTTGCTGCTGGTCGCCGTACTGGTAAATCCCGCCTTGCTGCTTGGCTTCTAATCATTAACGGGCTTCAAGCTGAAAAGGGTCATGTCTTCTATGTAGCCCCAACACAGGGGCAGGCTAGAGATATTATGTGGCAAACCCTATTAGAAATAGGACATCCCGTTATATCAGGAAGCCATATTAATAATCTTCAAATTAAACTCATTAACGGGACAACCATTAGTCTCAAAGGCGCAGATAGGCCAGAGACTATGCGGGGTGTCAGCCTAAAGTATCTCGTCATGGACGAATACGCAGACATGAAGCCCGATGTATGGGAGCAGATTCTAAGACCTGCTCTGGCTGACCAAAAGGGATCTGCGCTATTCATTGGTACGCCTATGGGCCGTAACCACTTCTATGAACTCTACAAGTATGGCGAGTTATCTGAAGACGAAACCTACAAAGCATGGCACTACACAAGCTACGATAACCCGTTACTGGACCCATCCGAGATAGATGTGGCTAAGAAATCCATGTCTAGCTACGCATTTCGTCAGGAGTTTATGGCCTCATTTGAGGCTAAAGGCTCCGAAATGTTTAAGGAAGAGTGGGTTAAGTTTGCAGAAGAAGCACCCGATAACGGGGATTATTATATAGCAATTGACCTTGCTGGCTTTGAAGATGTAGGCAAAAAGCGCAGCAAAAACAGTAAGTTAGATGAAACTGCTATAGTAGTAACTAAGGTTTGCGATAACGGGGATTGGTACGTTGAGAACATTATCTATGGCAGATGGGATTTAAATGAGACGGCTACAAAGATATTCCAAGCTGTTCGTGACTATCAGCCTATTAGTGTTGGGATTGAAAGGGGAATTGCAAAGCAGGCCGTTATGTCTCCCCTTATGGATCTCCAAAAGAAATACAATAAGTTTTTTAGAGTTGAAGAGTTAACCCACGGAAATAAAAAGAAAACAGATCGTGTGATGTGGGCGCTTCAAGGTAGATTTGAAAATGGAGTCATAACCCTGAATAAAGGCGAGTGGAACTCTAGGTTTCTAGATCAGTTATTTCAATTTCCAGATTCATTAACACATGATGATCTGGTAGATGCGCTGGCTTATATAGACCAATTAGCTGAAGTACCGTATGGTATTGGCGATATTGAGTTTAATGAGCCAGAGATTATTGACGCGATAGCGGGATATTAAGATGGAAAACCTATTACCTGTTGACAAACTTATTCTTGAAGAGTCTCTTGAAGAATGGGTAATGACTAAATGCGAAGATTGGCGAGATCACTTTGAGTCTAATTATGAAGAAAAGTTTGATGAGTATTACCGCTTATGGCGTGGCATTTGGGATCCTGCCGATACTGAGCGTAAGTCTGAGCGTAGTCGTATTATTTCTCCTGCTCTTCAGCAAGCTGTCGAATCTAATGTCGCGGAACTAGAAGAGGCTACATTTGGTCGTGGCAAGTGGTTTGATATATCAGACGACATGAATGACAGAGATCGTCAGGATATTTTATATCTACGAAATAAATTAGCCGAAGACTTTAGCAAATCAAAAATACGTAAAGCTGTATCTGAATGCTTGATTAATGCCGCTGTGTTTGGTGTAGGAATTGGCGAGATTATCCTTGAAGAAGAAAAGGAAATGAAGCCAGCTACTCAGCCCGTTATGGATGGACAGCTTCAGGCAATAGGCGTAGAAATAAGCGATAGGGTTGTTGTTAAGCTAAAGCCCGTTATGCCTCAGAACTTTTTAATTGATCCTGTAGCCACATCAATTGAAGAAGCTATGGGTGTTGCAGTGGATGAGTTTGTTAGCAAACATCAAGTTGAGTTATTGCAGGAGCAGGGTGTTTACAGAGATGCTATAATAGAATCTGCCGCAACAGATACCGATTTAGAGCCAGATCAAAACTTAACTGTATTCCAAGACAACAAAGTACGTCTTACAAAATACTACGGTTTAGTTCCTAAAAGCATTCTAGAAGAAGCAATAGGCGACAGCATTGAAGAAGACTCAATGTATGTCGAAGCAATTGTAGTTATTGCTAACGGGGGAACGCTTCTAAAAGCAGAAGCCAACCCTTATATGATGAAAGATCGTCCAGTAGTTGCATTCCCTTGGGACGTAGTACCTGGTCGATTCTGGGGTCGTGGTGTTTGTGAGAAAGGCTATAACAGCCAGAAGGCGCTCGATACAGAGATTCGTGCTCGTATTGATGCTTTGGCATTAACAATACACCCAATGCTTGCTATTGACGCTACACGGCTTCCTAGGGGATCTAAGCCAGAGATACGTCCTGGCAAGATGATCCTTACTAACGGAGACCCTCGTGAGGTTCTACAACCTTTTAACTTTGGACAAGTCGGACAAGTCACCTTTGCACAAGCTGCTGCACTTCAACAAATGGTTCAACAAGCAACTGGCGCAGTGGATTCAGCAGGGATCGCTGGACAGGTTAATGGTGAAGCTACTGCTGCTGGGATCTCTATGTCTCTCGGCGCAATTATTAAGAGACATAAGCGCACCCTTATAAACTTCCAAGAGTCTTTCTTGCTCCCATTTGTAACGAAAGCTGCACACCGTTATATGCAGTTTGACCCTGATAATTATCCGGTTCAAGACTACAAGTTCACTGCTAGCTCTACTCTAGGCATTATTGCTCGTGAGTACGAGGTTACACAGATGGTGCAACTCTTACAGACCATGCAGCAAGACAGTCCTCTGTACCCTGTGTTGATCCAGAGCATTATCGACAACATGAACTTGAGCAACCGTGAGGAGCTTATCGCTGCACTACAGCAAGCCTCACAGCCTAATCCTCAAGCTCAAGAAATGGCTATGGCTGCACAACAAGCACAGCTTGCATTCCAGCAAAGCCAGACTGCTGCCCTTACAGCACAAGCCCAAGAGTCTCAAGCAAGAGCGCAGAAGTACATGGTTGACGCTCAGCTTGCACCACAGGAGCTTGAAATCGACAAAATTGAAGCTATCACCCGGAACCTACGTGAAGGCGACCAAGATGATAAAGAGTTTGACCGTCGTCTTAAAGTAGCACAGACTCTCCTAAAGGAAAAAGAGGTTAACGCCAAAAATGCTAACAGCAAAGGAAGTAGAACAAACCCTAGTCCAGTTAGTAAAAAACCACAACAAGCTGCTGCACCAACTAACAGATTTGGAAGCCCAAGTAATATATTTGGAGGAAACGGTCAATGAGCAAAAAAGATCCAAGGTTGGAACGAGCAGGAGTAAGCGGGTACAACAAACCAAAACGAACCCCAAACCATCCTAAGAAGTCTCATGTTGTTGTTGCTAAAGAAGGCGACAAAGTTAAAACAATACGTTTTGGCGAGCAAGGTGCGAAGACAGCAGGCAAACCAAAGGCAGGCGAGTCAGATGCAATGAAAAAGAAACGCGCATCGTTTAAGGCGCGGCACGCTAAAAATATCAATAAAGGAAAAATGTCAGCAGCATACTGGGCTGATAAGGCTAAATGGTAAGGAGATAACTATGCCAATGGTAAACGGAAAAGCGTACCCGTACACAAAAGCTGGAAAAAAAGCGGCAGCTAAAGCAAAAGCTAAAGCAAAAGTAAAACCTAAAAAACGTAAATAATACAACTTACTATTGACAAATAGTTAAAAGTATGGTATAATATACAGCATATAATACTAAAAGAGATAACCTAATGGCCTCAATGAATAAAGAAACTGAAACATACTATAATAAATATTTTGATCTTTTTACTACTGATGGATACAAACAACTCATCGAAGAATTAAAAAGCAACGCTGTTGCGATTAATAATGTTGATGCAATTAAAGATGAGAAAGATATGTATTTCCGCAAAGGTCAGCTAAACGTCTTGGCTTTATTAATTAATTTTGAAACAACCATAGACAATGCTTTTAAAGAGATCACAGCAGATGTTGAAAGTTTTTGATTTTCGTTGTACGAACGGACACATATTTGAAGATTTTGTAGACAATAGTGTTACAACCAGTAGGTGCGGTTGTGGCGCTAACGCTACAAAGATTCCATCAGCAACTCGTTGCCAACTCGACGGCTCTTCAGGTGATTTCCCCGGAGAACACATGAAGTGGGTTCGAGAGCACGAGAAAGCTGGGAAAAAGAACAGGGACGCCTCCATAGGCTAACCCTATTGTAACCATCTCCACAACCACTTAGGCGGGGAACTTTAATAATGGCACGAGCACAACTCATTGACGAGCGCGAAATAGAAACAAACGAAAACGAAGAAATAGGGTCTGTTGGGGAAACTCAAGAGGTAGCCCAAGAAGAACCACAACAAGATATACCTGAGAAGTACCAAGGTAAATCTATGCAGGACGTTGTTAAGATGCACCAAGAAGCTGAGAAGCTCTTGGGTAAACAAAGTTCTGAAGTAGGTGAGCTTCGTAAAGTAGTTGATGACTTTATTTCTGCACAACTCGCAGCCCAACAAGCACCTGAACAACAGCAAGAAGAAGATGATACGGACTTCTTTACTGATCCTAAGCAAGCAGTAGCTAGGGCAATTGAGAATCACCCTAAGATTCGAGAAGCTGAACAATACACAACGCAATACAAGAAACAGACGGCACTTTCTGCACTTCAGAGTAAACACCCTGATATGCAGCAGATACTGAATGATGCTAATTTTGCAGAGTGGGTTAAGGCTTCAAAGATTAGGTCTCAATTGTTTGTGCAAGCTGACCAAGGTTACGATTACGATGCTGCTGATGAACTGTTTAGTTTGTGGAAGGAACGCGCAGGCGTTGCCAAGCAAACCGTAGCAGTAGAACAACAGGCTCGTAAGCAGCAACTCAAAGCAGCTAACACAGGCACAGCTAGAGGCTCTACCGAAGGATCACGCAAGAAGGTCTATCGTCGTGCTGACATTATTAAACTAATGCGTGACGACCCTGAACGCTACCAAGCACTCGCTAATGAGATTATGCAAGCGTATTCAGAGGGTCGTGTACGATAGCCTAATATCTAAAGGAGATTTACAATGGCTAGCGAAACCTCTGGAACCTACTTTACAGCTAATGCTGTAGTAGACAAAACAGCAGCAGCAACCTTTATTCCCGAAATTTGGTCGGACGAAGTAATTGCTGCTTACCAAAAGAACCTGAAAATGTCTCCCCTTGTCAAGAAGTTGTCTATGACTGGCAAAAAGGGCGATGTTATTCACATTCCTAAGCCCGTCCGTGGTTCAGCTAATGCTAAAGCAGAAGCTACTGCCGTTACGATTCAGGCGAACCTTGAGTCAGAATTGACTGTTACTGTTGACCGTCACTTCGAGTACTCACGTTTCATCGAAGACATCGTAGACGTACAGGCTCTCAACAGCCTCCGTCAGTTCTACACTTCTGACGCTGGTTACGCCCTTGCTCTTCAGGTAGACACTGACCTGATGAACGCGTTCACTGGTGTTGGCGATGGTACTCGTACTCAGTCACCTGCGGCTACTGGTGCAGACTGGGTTAACAGCAACGTATACTACTCTAACGCAGGTTCTGCTCTTGCAGCCTACGCTGTAGACACTGTTGCTACTGGCGATAACTTCAGCGATGCTGTGTTCCGTGAGCTTATCAAGCTGATGGACGATGCTGATGTTCCTATGGAAGATCGTTGTCTCGTTGTTCCCCCTGCTGCTCGTA